ACGCGAGCTGGACCAGGGCGCGGCCGGACGGCTCAATCGTGACCGTCAGTGGGACCAGCTCGACGCCGAGGGCTTCAGGGCGTCTCAGGACCCCATGGACGGCGTCAGGGCGGCCATGCACGAGCTGCGGGCCGAAATACCGACCACCGCCGAGTACATCTCCGAGAGCCTCGTAGGAGCCTGGGGAGAGGCCAGCAGCGCGCTGGGTGACTTCGTCGTGGGCGGCGTCTACGACCTGGAAACGATGCAGAATGCGCTGAAGAGCGTGACCGACAGCATCCAGAAGATGGTGCTCCAGTTCTTCCTCAATAAGGCGCTGATGGCGGGTTTGACCATGGGTCTCGGCTCTCCAGGGCAACAGCCAGGAGGATATACGGATGCTCAGGGGAACTATGGAGATCTGATGCACAGTGGAGGAGAAGTTGGCCAGCCAACTATGTTCCGCACCGGCATTGATCCTAGGGTCTTCAACTTCGCCAACCGCTATCACCGTGGTGGCCTCGTAGGCGACGAGGTTCCGGCCATCCTGCAGCGCGGTGAGAGGGTGATCCCGCGCGGCGGCATGGGATCGGCCCCGCCCGAGGTGCAGGTCTTCACCAGCCCAGAGATCCCGGTCAGGACCGAGCGCTCCAGGGGAGCTAACGACCGACATCGGGTTCGCGTCTTCATCGGCAAGCAGTGGGAAGAGCACGCGGCCGATGGTGGCGTGAGCAAGACCATGCGGACACGCTTCGGCGTCAAAGATAGGCTGATGTAATGCCCACATGGCCCGCTTCCCTCACGACCTTCATCGTCGAAGGCTACCAAGAGACGACGCACGACATCATCCTGCGGACCACGATGGATGCAGGCAATGTGAAGACGCGCCGTCGCTTTACTGCAGCCTACGATAAGATCAGAGGCGATACCGTTTGGACGGATGCTCAGCTGGCCACCTGGATGACATGGTTCAAGAACGACATTCAGAGCGGAGCACTGTCATTCGACATGCCGCATCCGAGAACGAAACTGCAGATCTTGGTACGATATGCTACGACATCTATTCCTATCTCACCGTTCAATCGAGCGTCTACGCGATGGCGGGTCGCTCACGAGCTAGAGATCATTCCGTAGGATCATGTGATGGCAAAGAGAGCGATCAGTCTAGCCGGCCTAGCGGTTCTCTACGCTGAGAATACCGGCGATGGTCTTCTTCCTCTGATCAAGCTTTCGCACGAGAGCTTGAGCCCTTCATTGCGCTATGTGCGGAACACGGACGGCATCAACAGCCGTGGCAACGACTATGACGCTCTAGCCTTCGATATCCTCTTTCCATCCGAGACCGAGCAGTCGCCGCCGGTCGCGCGCATGACGGTGGACAATGTCGGCCGCACCTTGATCCCGCTTCTGCGCAGCGTCACGACGTTCGTCTCGGTCGACATCGAGCTGGTGAAGATGAGCAACCTCGATCTGGTGGAGGCCCGTTGGCTGAACTACAGGATCACTCAGGTTACCGGCCCAGATGCGGTGAGCGTGGATGCAAAGCTCGAACTGGATGACCTAACTGTCGCTCGTTATCCGCGCTTTCATTACACCGAATCTCTATACCCAGCTCTGTGGCGAGCTTCGTGATGCTACATATCAGCCCAGATTTCTCTCAGTACATGGATATTCCATGGGTCGAGGGAGATCCAGAAAAGGGCATCCCAAGGTTCACGTGCTGGACACTATTCCGTCAGGTTTGCTGGGATAAACTATGTATTGAATTGCCGGCTTATGATGAGATTAACCCAACCAATCTCAAGCTAGTCTCGAGAACGATAGATCCCGACGTGCATCACTGGTCTTCTATCCCTCCGGGGAAGGAAAGGATCATGGATGGGATCATGATGTACAGAGGCACGCATGTGGGTTTAGTTGTCAGAAGAGGGGTTATGCTGCATCTTGAGCGTAATCGCCTCTCGACAATCGAACCCTATACTGCCCCGCGATGGGAGACCTGCATTGACGGCTTCTACCGGTACGGGGCTGATCCGTTTTCCTGACTACGATCAAGCTCTCGTCCAGAACGGACTGGTAGGCGTCGTAGCTCGACGTTCGATCCTCCAGTCCCATTGCCCCATGGTCCAGGTTCGGGCCGGGGCGACGCTGTCCGATATCGTGGGCGAACTGGAGTTCGCGCCTGGGCTCGACCGTCATCTGCAGGTGGCAATCAATGGCGTGCTCGTGCCGCGCGCCCAGTGGCCCTACGTACGGCCCAAGCAGGGCTCCGTGGTCACGGCTCTCCCCATCCCTGAAGGTGGTGAGGGCATGCGCCTGGGCCTCACCCTGGCCATCGTCGCTGCCGCTACCGTTGCCTCCGGGGGTATCGCCGCAGCCCCGATGCTAGGCGGTGGCCTGGGCGCCTCGATGCTGGGTGCTGTCGTAGGCGCCACCATCTCGACCGTGGGCTTCATGGCGGTCAACGCCTTGATCCCGCCTGCCGTCCCTCAGATGGAGGCAGGGCGCGAGGCGGTAGAGGCCGGCGAGACCTACTCCATCGAAGGCGCCCGCAACACCGCCCGTCTCAAGGGTGCGGTTATGCAAGCGCTGGGCGAGCACCGCATCTACCCGTCGCTGGCGGCGCCGTCCTACACCGAGATGGACGGCGACGATCAGGTCCTCAATCTGCTGCTGGACCTAGGTATAGGACCTGTCGAGGTCAGAGACCCGCGCATCGGAGAGATCGCGCTCGACAAGTTCGACGACGTCGATACAGACATGTCCTCCGGAGATTGGGATGAGCCGCAGTTCATTCCGCAATTTCCAGATGACGTAGTTGAGGATCGAGTTGGTCGCGAGCTGCTCCAGAAGGACAGCTGGATGACGCTAACCACTCGTCCAGATACTCAGCGGGCTAGCTTGGATATTGGCTTCAGACAGGGCATTGGTTTCTACAATAGCGCTGGAGAGTTCACAGGAACGACAGTTCATTTTGACGTTCAGTATTCTCCAGAAGGAGAGAACGATTGGGATAGTCTACCGCATATTCAGATTGAAGAGAAAAGCTCGACGCCGATCCGTCGCACAATCAATGTTCAATTCCCAAGCATTGGCCAGTATGATGTTCGCATTGCGCGGACATCGGAAGATGCTACCGAAACTGATCATCTTCATCACAGCCATGTAGAGGTTATTCGCAGCTTTCGCGATGATCCGCCGGTCAACAATCGGTTCTGTCAGCTATATGGCCTGAAGATCCGAGCATCCCGTCAGACAGAGGGTCAGATCGATACGGTCAACATGATCGTGACCTCGATCTGCAAGGACTACAAGACCAGCTCTGAGTCTTGGGAATGGTCACCTACGCGCAATCCTGCGTCGATCATGCGGCATGTCCTGCAGAATCCAGCAAACGAGTTGGAGGTCGACGACGACTTCATCAATTTTCCCGATCTCGAAGAGTGGCATACGCTCTGCGAGCGGAAGAGGTGGATGTGCGATTTTGTGGTCGACAAGGATATGTCGATCTGGGACCTGCTCGGGATCGTGTGCGGCACGGGACGCGCTCGTCCTATGGTTGTTGACGGCAAGTGGACTGTTGCGGTTGACTACATCAAGGAGAGTGACGAGTTTTGGATCACGCCAAAGAACTCCAGAGGACTAGTATGGACGCATAACTATGTGAAGATTCCCGATGCTCTTCGCGTTAGCTTCACCGATAGGGATTCGGACTGGAAGACGCGAGAGATGGACGTCTTCATGGACGGAAAGAATAAGAACAATTCTGAGCGCTATGAAGACTGGGAGATGCCCGGCGTCACGGATAACAAAGCGATCTGGGCACATAGCAGAAAGCGTCTCGCCGAAATCCTGCTTCGTCGTGAGACTTACGAAGTCACGATGGAGTGGGAGTGGCTTACATTTGCGCGTGGAGATCGCGGTCGACTTGCATATGACACGATCCTGATCGGAACGGGCGAGAGCTACATCAAGCAGGTTATCACCTCCGGGGGTTTGATCGTCGGGATCGTCCTCAAGGACAAGATTTCGCTCGACGGCACTCAGCGGCAGATGCTGCGCATCCGCAAGGCCGATAGGACGACGGCTTCGATCATCTGCGAAGCA